TCTCTTGTAGTATATCTGGAACCATTACTATGATCGTTCCACCCTCTTATTATATGCTATTTTAAAAATATTAGTCAGCTAAAAAGTCAGCAAAAAAGATATTTTATAAGAATTATACTTTGTTATTTAATAAACTTCCGTCATTGCTCATTATCGTTCCTGCTTCTAGCCCTAGATCATATTCCACGTCTCTATCAAAGAAGCGTCGGACAGAAAAGCCCTCTTCTTCTAATGCATCAAAGTCCTCGCTAACGCCTACTACATGCTTTTCATCCTCTGACGCGTTAGCTAAAGGCATATCCTCGTCTTTGTACGCGTTTGGTTGCCTAAATGGAGCGATAAGGTTCTTTACTGCATTTATTGTATCTAGCGTATCGCTAACAAAATTTAGCCCCTTTGTAATATATAAAAAAGAATTGTTTAATGATTTTAAAGAATTAATGGGAGAAACAAAGCTAGCGACTGAAACATTTTGATAAAGAGATGTTGTTTGGCTTAACGCCTGAGAATTAGCCACACTGTAATTTGGCAAAATAGAAGCATTTGCATTTGCGGCAGCTGGGCTTGTAAATGTAGAAATACTGCCACCAAAAGACATAATTGCTCCAGCAGCACTAATTTTGAGACCAATCGCTCTAAGCGTTGTACTCCCTGCTATATTTCCAAAGGTGGTTATTACCCCACCAATACCAGCAACTACTCCACCAATAGCCCCAATGCCAGCAAGTGACGTTAATGCAGTGCCTGCTTTTAGCGCTGCGCCCAATGCTGCACCAGCATACCCCAATACCCAGACACTACCAACAGTAATAAAAGAATTTATCGCCCCTTTAAGCGTTACCCCTACACCATACCATTTTCTTTTCTTCTTTTTCTTTTTCTCATACCCTGAAAAAATTGAGGGCATCCTCTCTATAAATTTTTTTGCTCCACAAACTGGCATATTGTTCTCTTTAAAAAAAGCAAAAGTAACATTAGAAGACAAGCCTCTCCATTTGCCGTAGAGCTTATTTTCATTCTGCATAATGGCATACCCTAAATCAGTAAAATAAGCCCATTTCCTATTATTGTAATATTGTGTGTGAATTATTTTCCCATAGCCAGAGGTGTTATATTCTGACTTACAATTTTTTATTACCGTGTTACCTTCTCTTGCTTGTAGTAGCTGACAATATACCTCTCCCCACCCTTCAATTTTTGCATCAATCCTATACCCATCGTCTTGGATGTTGCCGTCCCATTCTACATAAAAAACCGACCAGCTATATTTAGAAAAAAAACTCTTAACTGCCCTTGTTGCCGCCTGCGTTTCTGAGATAAGGTTATTTAAGGCTTGCCCTACATAATCACCAGTAGGAGAAAAATCATGTTGTTTAGGCATTTGGCGTTATGGCATCTATGGAGTTAAGCATTTTTGTGATCATGTCAGCTGGCGGGTTTAACGCCCCAGCGGTATACCCAAACACAGAGTCTTTTAGGAGTGTTGCTTTTTGTATCCGTAGTCTTTCATCAAAAGACTTTGTTTCTCTTTCGATCGCAACTTTTCTTGCCTCTTCACTCAATGCTTGCTTTTCTATCAGTTTTGCCCTCTCCTCGTTAAATTTTGCCTCTTTTTGTGCCAGTTCTAATTTCATTTTAGCAAGTGCTAGTTCTTCGGCTTTAATTGGCAATTCGGCTTGAGCTAGGGCTTTTTGTGCTTCAATAAGTGCAGTATTTGCCGCTATTTGAGCCAATTCCGCTTCTAGCCTATCACTCTCCATCATCAACCTTACCGCTATGTCCTGGCTGGACAAGGTTATGCTTTGCGTAGCTTGGCTTAAAGTTGCCGTAATTGTGTCAATCCTTTTGCTATCATTTAAAGCAAATTTTTCATAATATTCGTCGAGCTTTTTTATTAACCTATCATAAGGAGAATTTTCAGCCATTGTGTCACTTAATACTTTTTTGTAAATTTCACTATATTTTTCTATATCTAAACTCATTTTTAATCCTTATATTTTCCTTGCTCTATTCTCCCAACCTTGCTCATATACACCAAGGCGTGGGTTTTTTCTTATTAAATTTCGATAATAGGCAATCTCTGCCCTATCAAAATCACTATCAAAGGCTCGCTCGTCGTAGTTGTTTAACGCTTTAAGAGTCTGGGCACCCATAATGCCGTCCACCACTACACCTAAAAGCCTTTGTAAAACCCTAACTGCTGGCACTGTATCTACGTTTACGCCAAAAACAAAGAGTTCACACGCTTTTAACCCACTATCTACCTCGTCAAGTCTCATTTTGTCCCAAAATTCTTTTTTATAAAATATTTTTACTTTTTCGATTAATGCGTCATCATTATATAGGGCGATGCTAGCCTTTTTAAGATCACCGTATGCGTTGATAGCTGCCCTAACTTGCTCCCAGCCTTGCCAGTTTGGGTGAGCAGCTTCATAAATACCCATAAAAGTTAGCCCATTTTCTGTTGGATTTTTATGTAGGGCTTTTTCAGGGCGACTAAATTCTAAGCTCATTAAAAGATTAAAAGCTTGTGTGTAGTTCATTTTTCATCTCCTATATCGTAGTCACGAGGGGGTCTTGGTGGGTAGTCATAGTTGTTGTCGCTGAAGTTGTCTATCTTTTTGTCTATTGCTTTGTCGATCACGGCACTAACCCACGCTGTGCCACGCCATGCAAAAAAGCCACCAACTGCGAGGCTAAAGCTGCTTTTTTCAGTGAAATAAAAAGCTGTCTCATAAGCTACCCAGCATATAAAAGTCGAACTAATAGTGCCAACGAAAAAATTTATGATAGCCTTGCCATCGCTTGCTATCTTGGCGTTGCCCCCTGCAATGCTTAACACACCGCCCACAAAGCCAACTATTATCACCCAAAAATAAAAGCCTAGCCTATCCATAAGATCATCCATTACCCAGTCCTTTTTTTAAAATTTATAGGTAAAAACATACATTATTAGGACGGATAATATTATTTCTATTACGACCATCTTATTTAGCCAGAAAGCTTTAGTTTTCTTTATTATTCGTTCCATTTACACACCCTTATTTTTATTGTTTATCTCTTTTTGCTTCATACTTTTTTATATCCTCTAGCTGTCCTATACACTTCTCATAACCGCTATAAACATCTATTAGTAACACCCCTGCTTCGCTTTGGTTTGTTACATTTCTATCTGCAATGAGGGGAGCTTCAAGTAAGTAACCTGGTATCTTGTCATACTTATTTGCCACTGCTTGCTTGCTTTCGCAACCCATCAAGCACGTAATTAACACTGATGTCAAGAGCATTAGACATATCCTTTTTGTCCTCATTTTGTACCCTTTCTTTGACTTTACTAGCCTTTATCTCTATTATCTGTTTTTGCCTACTGACCTTCTCAATGGTATCGAGCTTAAGAGAGATAAGCCTATCTTGCTCGCTTATCTCGTCTTTAAGTCTAAGGTTCATCTCATCACTAGACTTTAACCTCTCCTTTGTGACGCTTAGCTCATTATCTAGGCTTTGATACCTATACCCTAGAAACAAAGTAGCAAGCAGCAAAAAGCCACTTAAATATAAACTAGGACTTAGCACCTGTATCCCTCCCATATTTGATTATGTGATAGGCTCTTACGCTGTAATAGAAAAGCAGTATCTTCCATTTAGATACACCTAGAAGTTCTAAGAGTTCCCTAAAGGTATCATCAGCCACTTTAAAATCACTATTGTTACCTAGCTTTATATAAAGTCTTAAGGCATCATCTGTTAAGTAATCGTGTATCACAGAAGCTGTTAGATACTCAGGGCTATAAGGCTCAAACATCCACCAAAATATTCTAGGGATACTTGCACCATCTGTTATGTAGCCCACAGGTATGTCTATGTCTTTATACTTAAACGGACTAGCTGTCTCAAAGTTATCCTTACCAAAAGGCTTAACTACTATTCTTTGTAACTTCTCAGCCATTATGCACCTCCTCAAGTGTTGGCATCTCTGCTAAAATCTCATCAAAACTCTTAGGCAGCTTATGCTTACCCTCAGCAATAGCATTTAGCAAGCCATAGCCATACTTCCACACCTTAGCTCTCCAAATACCAAAGCTCTCCCCTTCTGCTCTAAAGTCATTGTCATAGCCTGCATAAGAGCAAGCAGAGAGGATGTCATCGTACCCTTTCTCTCTTGCCTTTGCGTCTAGGAGTTGCTGGGTTTTTTCTTTAAAAAGTGCTGTAAGTTCCTCTAGGTTCTTGCTTACTATCTCATAAGATATTGCGTAAGTATCTCCTTTGACTTCACTAGACTGCACCACCTTTTTAAACTCATCTGTGTTTGTTGGGTAGTCCTTGTAGATTACTTTTAGATACCCTAACTCTTTGAGTTCTTCTTCAGTTAGAAACTCTGTATAGAATGTGCCTTTATCTGTTACTATATAAGGCTTATCATCTACAAAGTTCTCTTTTAAGTTGTATAACTGCATTGTCTTCCTTTAAACTTTTCTCTTCACAAATACGAAGTTTATATCGTTCCCTTTCCAATCATTAAGAGATTTGTTAGTCCGCATAAGCAATCTATTTATACCTGAGCCTGTACGAGTGTATTCTAAGGTTAAGGTAAGGTCGTTTGATATTCTCCTTGCTATGCTATAACTTTTTGTAGGACTTAGCTCTGTTCCTGTTCGTACTGAAGCGTCCGAAGGTAGCTCCCTTATAGTCAATGATGAAGGGCAGAGATAACGCATAGTCTTATTTGCTTGGTCTATTGTAGGCAATAGGGTTATAGCAGTAGGGTTCTCTCCATATAGTCTGCGTTCATTATAAGAATATACACTCTCTCCAAACACCAAGCCATTACCATCTTTTAATAAATCATAAGGCAGCTGAAACTCATATAGAGCCTTATTTCCGCACATCTGTATTAGGTCTTCTTTGGAGTAGGTAAGGGTTATATCCATACCATAATCTTGTCTTAAATCTGTAAAGAGATAGGCTACTTGTAGCTGCCTACTTGTACCAAAGTGTATAACAGTGTCAGGGTAGTTCATTCTAAAGTCATCTGGTAAAGTGAGCACTATACCACCACTTGTAGCATCAAGAGAAGGTAAAGCCCCTATTGTTATACCTATATTAAATGGTCTTATATTTAAAGTAACATCATAGGGGTATAAGAGGTCTTTGTTCCTATACATATTTTGTTTCTCAACACTATCTCTGCCT